AACCCATTAAACTGCTAAACCCCCGTAGTTCAGATACCAATGTCATGGGCGGGGAACCTCCGTGGCGAACGCAACCCACAGAAAATCGCATCAGTGCCCTGAGCAAGGCATTCAGTTGGTACAACTACTTCTACGGCAAAAAAGATGCCCGTGACATGATTGTGAACTATTTGGAGTCACAAGATCGCAAAGCAGATGTGCGAGTACTAAAAAGCATTCCAGATTCGGCCATACGACTGACCACGGGCTGGTTGTGCCGCATGAAGATGGTGGGCCTGGAACTGAACGAAACTGAACAGATCAAACTGGACAATTTGCTGAAAGAAATTTTGTCCAGTAAACAAACAGTTGAGGCGGATACTGAGCCAGTCGCAGAAGGTCCGGCTCGACCCAACATACAAGATCGCTTGAGAGAGAAAGTAGGTGAGTGTGCGGCTGAACTGGACGGTATGTTTGACGAGTTTATGATGGCAGGCGCCAAAATGTCAGCAGACTACAAGCCTATCATGGTGATCCGTGGAATGAATGTGGTGCCGCAAATGATCAGCGAGATTTCCAATCGTTGGAAACGCAATCTGGCAGAGTTTGAAGAGGCGGTAGAAGGCAAGGATGCGTTGTTGGTGGAAGCATACTCTTACCTGACCAAGATCCAATTGCGTAACTGTGTGAAGTTTTGCGAAGCGGTGATCAATGACTGTGGTGCTTATGTACAGATCAAGAAAGTGGAACGCAAGCCACGCAAGGTCAAAGCAGTACCCCCAGAAAAACGTGCGGCAAAGTTCAAACACACAGCAGAGTTTGCGGAACTAAAAATCAAAGGTTTGCCGGCCGCAAGCCTGGTGGACAAGGCTGAAGCATGGTTGTATGACACCAAGAAACGCAAGTTGGTACATGTGGTAGCAGACAGCCATACACAGGCATTTACCATAAAAAACAACAGCATAATTGGATACAGTACCGTAGAAACGCTACAAAAAACTGTGCGCAAGCCAGCAGATGTCATCCGGGCCATACAAGCCGCAGGCAAGCCAGCGGCACGTAAGATATACAAGGATTTAACCACTACAGAAACGTCTTGGAATGCTCGGGGTACTGAGAACTTGTTAGTACTAAAGGCCTGGTAAATAAGGGGGAACGGAGTCTCCCCAATGGCTGAACAAAATACCTTACCCGAGTTAAAGCAAAACCTTATTGAGTATTGCAAATTGACCATGGGTGATCAAATTATTGATCTTGAATTAGACCCTGCACACTACGAAGCGGCATATCAGCGTACTCTTGGCGTTTATCGACAACGTGCTCAAAATGCCTATGAAGAAGCCTACATCTTCATGGAGTTGATTAGAGATCTCAACATTTATACTTTGCCACAAGAAGTACAAAGTGTACGACAAATATTCCGCAGAACATTTGGCGACTCAACAGGACCGTTTGCATCAAACTTTGATCCGTTTGCACAGGCAAGTATCAACGTTTACCTTATGAACTTCAACGTGGCAGGCGGCCTGGCCACATATGATTTCTACAGCCAATATGTTGAACTGGCTGGACGTATGTTCGGTGCATACATGAACTACACCTGGAATCCTGTCACAAAGAAACTGCAACTGATTCGTGATCCAAAAGGCACTGGCGAAAATGTCCTGCTCTGGGTGTATCAAACCAAACCTGAAATACAGTTACTGAGCGACTACCAAATCCAGCAGTGGATTCGGGACTACATGGTTGGTGCTTGTAAAATGATCATTGGTGAAGCACGTGAGAAGTTTTCAACCATTGCCGGTCCACAGGGCGGAGGCCAACTAAACGGTGCCGCAATGAAGTCAGAAGGGCAAGCTATCATGGATGCCAAAATTGAAGACCTCAAAATGTATGTAGATGCAAGTCAACCACTTACTTGGGTAATTGGTTAACACACGCTAGACAAACCGTTGCAGTTGTGTTACAATCATTGAATGCAACTGATGATTGATCTTGAGGGACTAGCAACAGGCCCCGACACTACTATCCTTACCATAGCCGCCCAGGCATTTGATCCGTTTGGGTTGGGCTGTTACGACCGACATTACTATGCTAGAGTCACACTGGAGAGTCAGGAAAATCGTGCAATTGATGATGGTACAATAGCCTGGTGGGCAACTCAACCAGAACATGCCAGAGAAGAAGCATTTGGGGAACAAGATCGTATCCCGTTAGATCAAGCATTAGATGAGTTGGGCCGGTTGATTTGGCACGCCAAACTAATCTGGGCTCAAGGTCCCACATACGACATGAACATTCTTGAGCATGCCTACAAAAGTTATAACAAGCCTCTACCCTGGAAATATTACCAGGTGCGAGATTCAAGAACAGTATTCAGTCTATGGTCAGATCAAACTATCCCTCCTACCAGCCACCATGCGCTGGAAGACTGCCGCAGACAAATTGGTATGCTACAAACCACACTTCGACACCTTAACGTCACAGCACTCAAATGAAAAGCAATTGGGAATATACAAAAAATCGAAGTAAATATCATTTTGATGATACAAAAATTGACGAACCAGGTGAATGGTTTCGAGTGTTAGGACGTTACGAAAATACTTGGATGCAAGAACTTGAATATATCAAGTTGCATACTCGACCCATGACCTGGCGCAATAGAAAAAGTACTGTGGCAACACCAAGACCCACAAGCCTAAGCCTCAACATAGAACAAGAAGAATATGATATTGTGCAAGGCGGCGGCAACCCAGAAATGGAATTGACAGATGTATTTGATGATTTGGATAGTGTGCCCAACATCAAAAGTTTGTCTAAACAGTTGGCACTAGATCAAGAAAAAACGCGAGTACATGTACAGCGTACCGGGCAGGTGTTTAATGAACACATTGACAAGTTGGACATGGTATATCCCGATAGTGATCCTGCTGATATTATCAAGTTGGTTGTGATGCTGGAAGATTGGCGCCCTGGACAGTTTTACATTTATGGAACTTACACATATACACACTGGCGGGCCGGAGATGTGCATTGGTTTGACTGGGCAAACACTCCACATTCAACAGCAAACGCAAGCCACTATCCTAGATACAGTGTCAATATCATGGGACTGCGTACAGATAAAACCAACTTAGACATTTTTAAAAAGGATTGATATGATCATTGGCATTTGCGGATTTATTGGTTCGGGCAAAGATACCATTGCTGACTACCTTGTTAATTTACATCATTTTCGTAGAGAGAGTTTTGCAAGCACGTTGAAAGACGCAGTGGCACAGGTGTTTGGTTGGGATAGAACCATGCTGGAAGGCCGCACAAAACAGGCCCGTGAATGGCGTGAACAAGTAGATCCATGGTGGGCAGAACGCCTGCACATGCCCACACTAACGCCACGGTGGATCCTACAATACTGGGGCACAGAAGTGTGCAGAGCCGGATTCCACGATGACATCTGGATTGCCAGTCTAGAAAACAAACTTCGCCACAGCCAGGATGATGTGGTTATCTCAGACTGCCGCTTTCCCAACGAAATACGGGCTATTAAAAACGCCGGAGGGCGAGTAATCAGAGTTGCTCGTGGTGCAGAACCTGCATGGTACAATGCCGCGTTAAGTGTAAACCGTGGGGCCAACGGCAACTCAACTTGGTCAATCAGTCATCGCAAACTGGAAAAACTAGGTATTCATGCCAGCGAAACTGCCTGGGTCGGCACAGATTTTGATGCGGTATTGGACAACAACTGCACCCTAGATGACTTGTATCAGCAGGTCAAATCACTGGTTACAAGTCCGGCTCAAGATCGCCCCGACGCCATGTAACGTCACTGCGTTTTATTTCCACACTACAATTCAAACACACAGTTCGTAAATTGCGTTGCCCGCTGTTGGTTAAATTACCATCAATATGAAAAACAAATAATTGACTGGGATATCGTGCTTTGAACCCGCATTTGTCACATGCGGGTTTTTTCTTGTAGCCATCCAACTGCCACTGTGGCACAGGCGCCTTTTGTTTGCGTCCTCGACGTTGGCAAGCAGTACACATTGATCTGTAGTACACACGGTCATATTTGTGGTAGGCCACCGCACGTGGTAACACCCCACATACTTTGCAAAACGGTCTCATTGGGTATTTAGCACACGAACCTACATGTAGGTTGGTCAAACTGGGTGTTTTTGACACTTGTCAATAAATATTAGAACTTGAAAAGGAAACCATTATGGCTTTAACATCACCAGGCGTAGAAGTAACAGTAATTGACGAGAGTCAATACGTACCCTCAGCCGTTAACACAGTACCTTACTTTGTGGTTGCCACAGCGCAAAACAAAGTATCCAGTGACGGCATCACTATAGCAGCCGGTACTCTTGCCGCTAATGCAAACAAAACATATTTGATTACCAGCCAACGCGATTTGGCAGCCACCTTTGGTGTGCCGTTCTTCTACAACACCACAACTGGCACTCCTATCAACGGATACGAACTCAACGAATACGGCTTACTTGCCGCTTACTCTGCCTTGGGTGTTACGAACCGTGCTTATATACAACGTGCTGATGTTGATTTGACAGCACTCACAGCCAGTTTGACTCGTCCATTGGGCACACCAGATAATGGCACATACTGGTTAGACACAGGTCTTTCTAGCTGGGGCCTGTTTGAATGGAATGCCACCACAGAAACATTTGACCTACAAACTCCTACCATAATCACAGAAACAACAGACACAGAGGGTGGCGACGGGTCTGACCCCATTGCTGACGCTACACCATTGGAAACCATTGGTAGTATTGGTGACTATGCTGTGTCGGCCGTAGATGCAAATGCTTTTGTTTATTACAAAAAGTACGACAACACCTGGAATCTAGTTGGTAGCGACGGTTGGAAAACTTCATGGCCCACAGTGGCAGGAACCAATGCAGTTACTACTACCCTGACAGTGGGCGCCAACATGATCATCAACGGTACCACTGTCACAGTTGGTGCAACCAATACTGTGGCAGGTTTTGTTGCGGTTATTAATGCTGCCGCTATAACAGGTGTTACTGCTCGTGCAGAGAGTAGTCAATTGTATTTGTATGCCGCCAGCACCGCAGGCACAGACGGTTCTACATTGGACAGTGGTGGCTTTATTGAAGTTGTTGCTGGTCCTAACTTGGGAACTGCGTTGTTGACCCAGTTGGGTATCACTGCAAGCCAGTATCCAGCGCCGCAATACTTCCCTGGTTACAGTTATGAACAGCCAAAATGGATTAGAGGTGCTACGATTGATCCACTGAATTCAAGACCCACAGGTTCTATCTGGGAAAACATGAGTTCAGCCAACAACGGATTGAATTTGATATTTAAACAATACAGTGCCGCACTTGGGGCTTTTGTTACACAATCTTGCCCGGCATATGCAAGTGACACTGCCGCTCTGTATGGACTTGATCCCACAGGCGGTGGAAAGAATATTTCAGCAGGCACAACTTACGTAGAATATACTTCGTTTGAGTGGGATACCACTATTGCAACCGCGGCATTTACCATTCAGGAACGTTATGCGGCAGGCGCCACAATAATTACTGGGACAACCACACCTACAGGAACAGCATTTGTTGTTGGTAATAGTTTTAGTGTGAATTCCACACAACCAGGAAGTCTCACAACGCTATCGGCCACTGCCACCATTGGTGGTACTGGCACTGTGAGTGATTTTATTGCAGCCGTATCGGCAGCAAACAATCCTTACGTCTCAGCCAGTGTTAATTCAGCAGGCAACATTGTGTTTACTCACAGTGCTGGCGGCACAATATTTTCAGTGAATTTAACGGGAACTCCAATGACCACCGCTGGTTTTGTATTAGGCGCTCCTGATCAAGTACAACATTCAGGCGGGGCTGCCAACGTATTAAAACTCAGTAACTTTGTTTCAACACCATTGTTCACTTACACAGCCAGTCCCACTGCTCCAGACTCATATCCAGCAGACGGTCGTTTGTGGTATTACAGTGCAGTTGATGCGGCTGATATCATGATTCAAGATGATGGGTCATGGCAAGGTTACCAAAATGTTACCAATGATGTTCGTGGTTACGATCTAACTGATTGTAATGCTACCGGACCCATCATCAGTGCCACAGCACCTACCACACAAACTGACACAGCATTGAGTCCGTTGGTATACGGTGACTTGTGGATTGACACATCAGACTTGGAAAACTATCCCAGCCTGTATCGTTGGCAAGCAGTCAGCGGTGTTGAACAGTGGGTAGAAATTGACACCACAGATCAAACCACACAAAACGGTATCCTGTTTGCTGATGCACGTTGGAGCACAAATGGCACAACAGACCCTTCAGCAGATGCATTGCCAAGTATTGTGAGTTTGTTGACCAGCGATTATCTTGATCCAGACGCTCCTAATCCTGCACTGTTTCCACAAGGTACCTTGTTGTTCAACACACGCCGTTCTGGCTACAATGTCAAGACGTGGCAACAAGACTACTATACAACCACAGCCACTGACTATGCAATTGATGCTTATTCAAATAGCACAGCCTATGCTGTGAATGACTTTGTGAGTTTCAGCAATGGCATCTATGTTTGTGCCGTGGCTACCTCAGCTGGCACAGCACCAAGCAATACTGCATTTTGGGATCTGATAGATCTCAGCACATGGCTCACAGCAAGTGGCAACAGAGACAATGGCGCCATGTGGGCAGGTCGCTTGGCACAGCGTCAAATTATTGTGGAGGCACTCAAGTCAGGTATTGATACCAGCGTGGCAGCACGTGAAGAACAGAACCAATACAATATCATTGCCACACCTGCTTATCCAGAGTTGACACCAAACATGATTGCCCTCAGTAACGAGCGCAACAACACCCTGTTTGTGGTTGGAGACACACCCATGCGCCTGGGCCCAGATGGCACTAGCCTAGTGGCATTTGCCACCAACAACAATGGTCTGGGACAACCCAATGGTGACGGCAACATATTGACCAGCAACTATTGCGGTGTGTTCTACCCCAGTTGCCAGACCACAGACCTTGGCGGAAACTCAGTTGTTCAACCACCAAGTCACATGATGGTACGCACAATCTTGCGCAGTGATGCCGCAAGTTACCCATGGTTGGCACCAGCAGGCACACGTCGTGGTGTTGTGGACAATGCCTTGGCAATTGGTTATATTGAAGCCACCACAGGCGAGTTTACACAAATTGGCGTGAGTCAATCAGTACGTGACATCTTGTATGAGCGCAATATCAACCCGATCACGTTCATTCCTGGAATTGGTATCACCAACTTTGGTAACAAGACCTCAACTATTACCACCACAGCACTGGATCGTATCAACGTTGCACGACTGGTTGCTTTCTTGCGTGGACGCCTGGAAGAAATTGGTAAACTGTACTTGTTCGAACCCAATGACACAATCACACGCAACCAAATCACCAACAGTGTAAACAGCCTGATGATTGACTTGGTTGCCAAGCGTGCCTTGTATGATTACCTGGTTGTTTGTGACTTGAGCAACAACACTCCTGCACGTATTGATCGCAATGAACTTTATGTTGACATAGCGATTGAGCCAGTGAAAGCAGTGGAATTCATCTACATTCCGTTGCGTATCAAGAACACTGGTGCAATTGCTGCCGGCGGTTAATTGAAATAGGGGCCTGATTTTTCAGGCCTCGTTTCAGGTAAATAAACATATAGGAGATAACAAATGGCAAGCGCATCACTAAACAGAATGACAGTACCACTAGCAAGCGATCAATCCGCCAGCGCACAGGGCCTGTTGATGCCCAAACTCAAATACAGATTTAGAGTATTGTTTCAAAATTTTGGGGTAACTAACGAAACCACAGAAATGACTAAACAAGTTGTCAGCGTGGCTAGACCTAATCTAACATTTGAAGAAATCGCATTACCAATTTACAACTCAACCCTGAAGTTGGCCGGACGTCATACCTGGGCCGATATTGCATGTTCAGTACGTGATGATGCATCAGGCAGTGTCATGACCTTGGTTGGCGAGCAAATGCAGAAACAACTGGACTTCTTGGAACAAGCATCAGCTGCGGCTGGTATTGACTACAAGTTCATGACCACAATTCAAATTCTCGACGGTGGTAACGGTGCATCCACACCCACTGTGCTTGAACAATGGGAATTGTATGGTTGCTATTTGAAGGGCGCTGACTATGGCGAACTCAACTATGGCACCAACGAAGGCGTCACAATTGCTCTAACTATTGCCTACGACAATGCCGCACAAACAGCCACATCGGTCAACGACGGCGGTGTTGGTGCTATTGCGTCAGGACTTGGACGTACCATTGGTGGTTCAGTAACAGGTGTTGGCCTAGGCGCCTAAGGGCAGGGCAATGCCAACATTTGGTCAACAATTCTACCAAGGGTTCACAAACGTCAACGCCTTGCGTGATTACACTCACGCAAGCAAAGTCTTTACTCCCAATTCATTTGAACTTAAACCTCGGTACAAGTTCCTTTTTCATGTTAGTTTCACTCTCAATGATCAGATCAAGGGATTAAGCAATTATCTAGGTGTCAACCAACAATCACAATTGAGTTATGTGGTAAAGACTGTGGACCTACCCAAGTTCACAATTGCCAATGAAACTCTCAATCAATATAATCGCAAACGTGTGGTACAGACCAAGATCAATTATGATCCTGTCACGGTGGTATTTCACGATGATGCCGGTGACAATGTGCGCAAGATGTGGTATGCTTACTATAATTATTATTACAAAGACGCTGACCAACAATACCTAGCATCCAGTCCTACCAATGGTAGTCTGGGCGAAAGCGCCAATAAAGTTACAGGATTTGGATACAGCGATCGTGATATCTATTCCAATAAGCGTGTGGGCAATGTTAACGATTGGGGATATATTGGCGAAGCGTACTCTGACGGAACTAGTAATTCAAATGGTAAACAGGCATTTTTCAAAGATATTCAAATCACTGGCATGGACCAACACAAAACAGCAACGTATGTGTTGGTCAATCCACTAATCACCAATTACGCACATGATCAGTATTCCTATGCAGAAGGTGCAGGTACCATGCAGAACACCATGACCATTGCCTATGAAACTGTGAAATACTATGCAGGTGCAGTGGGTCGGGGCAGACCAGATCAGAACATCAGAGGTTTTGCTGATCCTAGCCATTACGACCAAACACTTAGCCCAATCAGTCGACCAGGTAGCCGTGCCAACTTCATGGGACAAGGTGGTTTGTTGGATGCCGCTGGAGGTATAATAGAAGATTTGCAAAGTGGTGGACCATTAGGCATCATTGGTGCTGTGCAAAAAGCCGGTACAACCTACAACACGTTTAAAAACAAAAATCTCAAGAGCATTGCTGTAAATGAAGCAGTGGCTCTGGGCACCAGTGTGGTCAAAGGTGCTGTACCTGCTGCCATGCGCCAGATTCCCGGTCGCACAAGTGGTATGTATTATCCTACTCCAAAGTAAATTTTTAGGTAACTACTGATTATGGACAGCATTAACTATACCAATTACAATATTGATCAAACCGTACGAGTGTTTGATGCATTCTATGACTATGACGTGAACATTCCTGTGGGTGACTATGACATAGTCAACAGTTACTTCAAGAGTGTGATGACCACACGGCAAGCGGCAAACAACTTCACAGCCAGCCTGTTCAGAGTGGCCCAAGACACCAATATTCCTCCATTGACTCTGTTGCAAACATTCCAGGCCAGCGGTGAGCAATTGGACCTCAACATCAACATGGCCTACTATCTCAACAGCATCAGAAGCCGTGCTACCTTGTTGGGTGTGGGCATACCTGTAGCACCCAACTTCTACGCGGCCAGAAACGTCATACAATAATGGCACACTGGGCACAAGGCACATACACTGTGATCAACCGTGCCAAGTATGTGGGCAACGGCGAGCCTCGTTATAGATCTGGTTGGGAATTGTCATTTATGCGATTCCTGGACTCAA